GATCTGTTATACACCTTTACCACTAAAATCACTTCTTTAATATATTAACAAACTTGTTATAGACATCAGGATTTTGCAAATCATTCCAATATACTTTTTCATAATTATATCTATCAAAAGAACCTTTCTTTAGATAAATAATTAGACCAAACTTATCACAAAGGATAATCTTTTCACTTTCTAATAAGTTAGCATAGGAACGAGCTTGTTTAAATGCGTCTTCTATTTCCTTATTATTTTTCAGATGATATTTAGCCTCAATAAGTATCTTTGCTTTCTCGTATCCTCTTTTATTGTCGTAATGTAAGGCATAATCAGGATATATTCTGTTACCTCTACCTGCCTTTATTGGTAATTGTCTTATGAAATCTTTGTTTTCAGAATATCCTATATGGTTCAGATAATATTCTAATAATTTCACTTCCACATCTCTTTCGTTATGCAATTCAATTCCCTGAGGTGGTTCAGGCGCTTGTAAGGTTGGTAATACAGATGTGTCAAACCCTTTACTTCTTATCAGCCGCAATAAATGTGAGTAATCATCATTAGATATAGCCCAACCGTTTACTCCTTGGAATTTTTTACGTATTAGAGGGTGTTTTGAAAAATATTCATCAGATTCTAATTCTTTCAGTGTTATGTATGGTATCTCAATTCCATCACCTATATAAGAATTAGCATAATAATAGAAAAAAGGATCAACAACTCCGTCTGTTTGTGCTCTCCATATATGAGTAATTGCGCTAATAGGGGAAGTTTCATAATGTACTAAAATATCTCCTTTTTTAGTTTCAGGATTTGCTTGCCAAAATTTTACTTCTTCCAATCGTTCTTCCTCTGATATTAAACCTCCTATGAACCATGCTTGAGTTGGCTTAAATATTTCCGTTTTTTCCTTATTTACATAGTTAGGAGCAAAATCGTACAAAAAAGCGCATAATTCATTAGGGGTAAGATTGTTTTCTATTCTAAATTTGTAAAACACCTCGCAAAGCTCAATGTAATACATACAACGGGCACGATAATCGCTTTTCTTAGGTAGCTTTGGAAGTTCTATGTTAAAGGTATCTGCAATTTTGTTTAAGTCAAAAAATCGGTATGTAAATAGGTATGGGAATGTATATTCATAAGCTATTGCATAAAAATAGAAAGATATTACTATGTGTAGATTTAGAAAAATCTGGTAGTCTTTTGGATCTATAACATAGCCTTTTTCATCATTATCAAATATAAAATAAATCCCTTCATCCAAGCAAGTTTCAAACTCTTTTTTTACTTCTGAGAAGTCTTTAAAATCAAAATAAGGATTTCTATCAAGAGAGCTGTCACCTATTTGTTGCATTATGCTTTCATAATCCCTTTTTTCTATCCATTTCCCATAGATAGGATTGTACTTATTTATAACCTTTACATCATTCCAGAAAACATTATGATATTCAAAAAAATCAATAGTTTCTTTCCCTTGCTTACTTTCCTTGTATAAGTTCCAAATATATTTAGATAGCATTATCAATATAATTACTTAAAAACCAGATACTTAAAAACTTTAACACTAATCACAGAGAAATTTTCTGTAAAACATTTTGTTTTTACAGAGAAATGTTCTAATTTTGCATCGTCAAAATGTAACAACAAATGTTCTACATTTTTGCGATACAAAGATAATAATAAAAATGTAAACAACAATGAATAAAATGAATAAAGTAAAAAAAAGGCATAAAGTTACGGGCAAGCTCTCTGAGGTTATCGCAGAAGAGATACTATCTAATAATAGGTTAAGCCTTCAAATAGCCCTTGAAATGGATAAGACACAGATAGCTATACAAAATTCTGCAAGGCGTAGAAGTGATACATTACTCAATGTAAGACTAATGCCTTTGTATGAGAGTTATGGCTACTCAACAGAAGATGTAAAAGTAGAATAATTATGAAAACAATAGAACCGTTAAATGTTACAGGCGATCAATTTTGTACCGCATTGGGCTTACCTAAGAGATATGATATAATGCAACAGCTTAGAGATTTAAGATTGGTTAAGTTCTTTATGATTGGAAAGAAGTATATGTATCCTCGTACTTATATAGAGTCTGTACAGCAGCTATTGGTAAATGGCAAAATACAGATACGTACAGATAAAGGTGAGTACTATATTGTATTAATAGAAAAAGCCCCGCTGGCATGCGAGGCATAATGATAACAAATAAAATTTTTAACATGGCAAAATTACTACAAAAATTATTTTCTTGCAAGCGAAAAGCAAAAAAAGTGCAAGACCAACAACTACAAGTGATTGACGGCTATTTGTGCTACGAAAAGCGCCGTTATAACGAACTCAACCACGAGCAAAAAGAGCAATATAATGATTGCTTTATCCCTCAAGCCGATAAGTTGGCTTTTGAGAAACTACTTAGAGAAACACAACTTAAATACGTACTAAAATGAGAACAATCAGCCCTTTTGAATTTGCTCGGCTAATCAGTGAAGAGCGTGCAACCCCTGCCTACCAAGGTAATGATTACTTGAATATTCATGAAGATAGACACAGCACTATTGAGCATGAATTTATAACAGAAGTAGAATATCCCGATGATTGGTACTGTCAGGTGATATATGATGTAACCTTTGATTACATAGGGCGTGAAGAGAGTAACCACGAGGTAACAATAACTAAGGTTAAGGTTAAGGGTGAAGATGTTCAACTAACCGAAGAGCAAGAAGAAGAATTAACAAAAGCCCTTACAGAGCGAGCAAATACAGAGTACGAGTTCTACGATACTGAGGGCTTATATCCCGATTATGCAACATCAAAAACATGGTAATTATGAAAATAGGCGATAAAGTAAGGGTAAGCCCCTTTATTCCAAAAGACCCCGCAAATCAAAAAGGCAAAGAAGGGGTAATTGTAGAGATAGTCAATAATGAAGGGCTTGAGATAGTCAAGGTAAGGTTCAACAAAGATTGTTACGGACTATACGACAGCGATACACTTAAAGTAACCACTAAAAGCAAAGAACAATGAAAACAACAATAGAAAAGGGCAAATGCTATGAAATAGGCGATTGGCTCGTACAGATTGACAGAATAGACGAGCACCATATATGGGGCTTTGGGGCTGATAGTGATAGAGTGATAGGGTTTTTAGCCCTCCCTATTGATAGCCAAGTAACTCGTGAAGTACCTATTAATGACTATATCAACTATATAGATGTAGCAAGGCAGAATATAGCGGCAGAGTTTCGTGAGAGACTAAGCCAGTATGAAGAATAACAAATAAAATTTATTAAAAATGAATGAGAACATAATCACCGTACAACAACTCCCCGTGATCGTCTATGAGCGATTGGAAAGCGTGGGGCAAGAGATTGACAAGCGTATCGCAGCGCTTGATTTAGACAAGCAACTCGTAACAGAGGACACCAAGAAGGCTGTTAAGGACACCAGGGCAATGCTCAATAAAGAGTTGAAAGACTTTGAAGAGCAGCGCAAACGTATCAAAGAACAAGTAGCAACGCCTTATATGGCTTTTGAGAAAGCGTACAACTCCTTTATCAAAGAAAAGTACGAGAAAGCCGATGGCATTCTTAAGGTGAAAATTGATGAGTTTGACAAGCGCTTAAAAGCAGACAAAGAAGCACGTATCAGGGCTTATTTTACAGAGTTATGTCAGGTAAATAATATTGACTTCCTCCCTTTTGAAAGGCTTGGTTTAAAGATAGGTTTGAGTGATTCAGATAAGAGCCTTAAAGATCTTGTAAATAGTAATATTGACAATGTAGTTAAAAGCCTTGCAATGATTGAAAGCCTTAATGATCCTGATGAATATAAGGCGGAGATCCTCGCTGATTACAAGCAAACCCTTGATATAACCACTGCTATACGTAACGCTCAATATCGCAAGCAGCAAAGAGAATACGAGTTACAACGCCTTGAAGCACAAAAAGCAGCAGCAGAGCAAGCGAGGTTAGCAGCCGAGGCAAGGGCAAAAGAAGTGGCACCGCTACAAGCCCCTGAAGAGGTGCCAGCTCCAGCAATTCAAGAAGCACCCGCCCCACCTCAAGAAGTCCCCGCTCCAGCTCCTCAAGAAGTAGTTCCTGATTTGGTAGTAACCAATTTTGTCGTACAAGGCACAATGGAGCAACTCAGAGCCTTAAAGGCATATATCCTTAGTAATAACATTAAAATCATAGAATAATGAGTACAACAGTAACCACCACAGAAAAGAAACTAACATTAGGAAACTTCCTTAATCAAGCCAATACAGCCGATTTCCTAACAAAGACATTAGGGGCAAGAAAATCAGAATTTGTGTCAAACCTCTTAGCCCTTTCAGATAGCAATAAAGAGCTGTTACAATGCGATAATTCAGAACTAATGAAGTGTGCATTGAATGCCACAGCTCTAAATCTGCCACTTAACAAGAATTTAGGGTATGCGTATGTTATCGCTTACAAGGATTGGAAGACCCAAGAAGTACATCCACAATTTCAAATGGGCTATAAAGGGTTTATTCAGTTGGCTATCCGAAGCGGTCAATACAGAACCATTAACACCTGCGAGGTAAGAGAAGGTGAGATTAAGCGTAATAAATTCACTGGACACACTGAATTTCTTGGAGAAAATCCTGAAGGTAAAGTCATAGGTTATTTGGCTTATATCGAGCTACAAAACGGCTTTCAGCAATCACTATATATGAGCCTTGAGCAGGTGCAGGCACACGTAAGTAAGTACTCCCAGAGTGGCATGGATAAAAAGACAGGTGAGCTTAGGGGGGTATGGAGAAATGAGTTTGATGCCATGGCAAAGAAAACAGTCCTCAAGTTGCTACTTAATCGCTACGGGGTGTTATCAGTAGAAATGCAGAACGCTATAGAGAAAGACCAAGCAGATAGCGAGGGACATTATATAGACAACCCGCAAACAGGTAGGTATGTACAAGATGCTGTTATCATCGAGCAAAGCGAGCCTACCGAAGTAGCAAGTCAAGAACAACCAGTAGCTCCTGCCCCTGCCCCTTCAGAAGGTCCTAAACAAGTTGATTTTAAAAACCTATAAGTATGAGAACAAGTTATTTTACCCTTGGACAATCGCACATATATCGCTTTAATGGACAAACCTTAGACCGTGATTGTGTGATTAAGATAACAGCTGAAAATCCAAGAGATGTAATGGTTGAGCATTTTGGCTTAGAGTGGGCTTTTGAATATGATGAACGCCCTGAAATGAGATACTTCCCACATGGGGTATATAACCTAACTGATAACAAATGGGAATAGCAA